ATCATCACGAGCATACTTGAGCTTGGGTGAAACGGTCAAGACGAAAGGAAAACGGCGCTGAACTGCAATTGGGCATGAGAAATACGCATGAGCATTCAGGTGCTTTGAGTTTGTGGTCGCAACACACATTCGTGCACGCATAGGGTTCTTACCCTTATCCTCAAGACTCGCCTGGTTGGGAACCAGGGGAACGTCATTCATAATCTGGATGACCTCAGCGAGCGAGTTATCGACAAGTTTTCCATTTGGATCAGTAAAAGCGATATCGTCGAGTAGTAGGAACCACTTCATAGAATCCCAACCGGACCAGAAATCATCGCAGGAATTGCGCGTGTACTTGAACTCATCGTCAGTTGGTAAGTCCCACACTTTGCCTGCAAACTGAAACAACATGCTTGTGAAAGTAGACTTGCCCACGCACGTCTTACCATACACTAGTAATCCAAATGGTGGTCTACGCGATTTCTGAGCTTCCCGGAACGTGGTAAGGTCGGCCTGCATCATAAGTAAGTCATTCAACATACGCTTGATGTTGGCAATCTCCAATCCGGTCGTCTTCTGACCAAATTTCAAGATTGATCGTCCTTCTTCAATACATTCCTTTAGATCCGACACAAACTTGTGATAGTTGGTTCCCTGTGCCTCAAGGTCACCACGAAATTGAAATTCGCGTTTGACCTTCTGACACGCGTCAAACCATTTACCAAACGAAGTTGGACCATGAACAAAAGTTTCCCAAGACCCAGTTTTGGTAAACAACAACGCCCGTTGAATAAAGAGCGCCATTGTATCAAGAACCGTCGTTACAAAGTTGACACCCATCAATGGCGAAGCCATCTCTTTGCGACACACGAATGCAACTTTTTCGTCAATCTTAACTCCAATTAAGGAGAAGACACCCATAGCAACTGCGTACTTGTACACACGCAAAATTTGCTGGACCAACGCACTCTGCTGTACACTCTCCCAATTGGCAATCAAACTACGGATATCAGTCACTGTGTTGAGGATATCATCCTCAGCTTGCAACTGATGATCGAAGACGTCATGTATCACATCGGAAATCATACCAGCTACCCCGTGGAGTAGCGAGTTACCACTGCGCAACTTAATGAACACAGTGATGGCTAGAGCACGATCCTTATTATCTTTGGCACGGAGCATTTGCAAGCAGAGTAGGACAATGTCCTCCACAAAACTCACAATGACTGGATCAGTGTGATCCTCAAGAAACTTCTTAGGATCAATGAACTCACTCTGGAGCTCAAAATCATTGGTGGCTCTCACGCGTTTTTGAAGACGCTGCGAAACGCCGCGCTGCTTTAAGTCGCCTTTCTTCATACCGAACAAGCCAATGTCATCTGAAAGATAACGTGGCTTATCATGATACTCAGCAAGAACGCCAAATTCTTTGGCGCGCTGCGAGAATGGAACAACCCATGGGAGCACTGTACGTGCGCCCAGTGACTGAAGGAAAGATGCGCGAACGCGATCTTGCTTAAAATAGTTATCATGGATAACAATCTGCGGGGCCTTCATTCCACCGCGCATTCTACTCTTTGCAGTAAACATGCTGCCATCACGCACACAAATGTCAGATACAAGTGTGCCAGGCGTGATCGGTTTACCGTTTAGTGTGACGAAAACGTCGTACATAAAACGGTCCGCTAAAGCGGAAAATATGGCTTGACAATTGCCAGAGCGGCACAAGACCGCACTAGTGTACTGTCCATATCCAATGCTAATCAATACTTGATAGCAAGTACCGACGCTTTCAGTCACTGTCTGCAAGACAGCCGAAGCGCTCGTCGTAAC